GTTGTCATTATTTTTTCCCATAGTTCCATATTATGCTCCTAAGTATTGAATTGAAAATCCAGAATAAATTCCTTCTGTTATTCGATCAGCGCCAGAACCTTGATATAAAAATATCTGAATATAATCAGTTGCAACTAATTCAATTATTCCAGAAGTTAAGATGGTTTGATAGGCAGAAGCAGGAACATCTATATTTAAGTATTCAACTTGTGATCCGTTTTTGTATATTTCAACAATTCTTCGACCTGTGCTGTTGTTTTCGTTAAAACCAACCCTGCCCCAAATTGCATACTTTCCGTCTTTACCGCTAGGAATGGTCATTCTTGAACTATTACTAGAAGGATTATGAAAAGCATCGGTATCAAATAAATCCGCAGCAGTAAAATTAATTGCAGTAAAAGTCACATTTGGAATTGTTTGATTGCCAGTTGCCCTTGCACTTGCTCCAATAAATGCAGGAGTTCCGCTTGCAGGTGTAGCCCATTTTAGCCCTGTTGTGGTTGAGGAATCGGCAACAAGAACTGTATCATTTGCGCCAACAGTTAATTTGTCAAAAGTATCTGCACCAGTTCCAACAACTAAATCACCTTTTGCATCAAACTCTGTTGCAACTGTGTTTGTAATAACTGGAATTGGTCCAGTTCCTGATGCGACAGAAATTCCTGTTCCTGCTTGAACCTCTGTTATATCACCTTGATCGTTATTAATCCAAACAAAATCCATATCGGTATTTGAATTTTTGCTAAGAATTTGACCGCTTGTGCCACCTTCAAGATCTTGCATAGATGTATCAATTGCTTGACCAAGTGTGCGGATAGCAGCTGCGCCATCCTTAACCAGATCGGTGTCGTCCGGTGTTTCCCATCCAAAATAAGTTGTGTTTGCCATATTAGGCTACTGCTCCAATCGCATTTTCCCATGTTAGTGTACCACTTAGAGTGTTCCAAGCCTCTGAGGCTGATACTTGTTCCCATTGAACTGCAACTTGAGAGAACTCGATCGGGCTCAGATTTATGGTTAAAAATAATTCGTTGAATCTAGTGCTCCAACGCCAGCCTTCAACATAACCCTCAAACTGTTGAGTTGGGGCTATCTGGACAGGCAAGTCTGTTATTCGCATTGGCTGCCCAACAAAGATCCCAAGCAAGGCATCTCGGTCTGCATCATCAATGGCTGAGTTAGTCAATGGGAATGTAATGCTATCGAACAAGGCTCTTGGATAGGATCTAAGGGATATAAACCGATTAGCCACAGCTTGTGCATCGGTGGCATCGTGCAAGACTGTATTGATCGTTTCACCTCGGTAACCAAATATTTCAATACTGTCTAAATCAATTGCGCTTACCTGTGAACCAAAGTTGTTTCCGTAATTTAGGAATACATCGTTGCGGACATCTGCGCCCCTAGTTAAAACCTTCAATCCTGCTCCAAAGGCTGTGTTTGCTGAAATCTCTGTGTAACCATTATTGGCAAGATAATTCTGTCTGTGTAAAGCATCGGCATATCCAATGCGTCCTTCGTTATCCTCATACAACACACCAAATGCGCTGTCAGCAATAAGGCTTGCTATGTTGTAGACAGTATCAGGATTTGCACCTCGGTTTGTAATTTCATAAACTCCTGGTCGATCAATTTCACCAAGTCCTAGATTTTCAGCATTTGCCCAAGTAACTGTTGGGTCATATCCTGCCCATGTTTCAGCTGCTGGCACTTCATTCCAATTATTCAAGAATAAATCAGCAAGCAATTCAAACATCTGGTCGCCATCATCATCTCTAGCCAATGTTCCGTCATAGATAACCTTTGGCAATTTAGCCAATGAACCTAGAGCAATGATCGTATAAGTAAAAGTTTCTGCAATGCTACTAGCTGATGCAACCTCGGCTGTGATGTCTGTAATATTGCCACCAAATAAAGTCCTAAAAACATTGGTGCTATCTTTGACCTGTAATGCTATTCCGTCATTAACTTGAAAATTGTAGTTTTCATTATTTAAAGCCACCAATGTAATCTGAATATAAGATGGAGTTGGTTGTGCGTAAATATCCTCACGCCCTGCCTGATGGGCTATATCAGAAATGGCAACATCGGTGTATTCCACACCATTGATGCTTAACTTATACTCAGGCGTAAAGACTGACATTATCTCGCTCTAGTGATGCCGCTGTTATAGAGTTGTGGAACTGATCTTGATGAACTCTGATTAATGACCTTTGCAACTGCTCTTGCAGCACCTTCAGAATCTACCGCTTGAACTGTAATGTTATTAACAGTTGGTGTTCGGCTTTCTCTAGTGTTTGCTGGGACTGCTGGCAATGGTGCTGCGCCTAACATTCCAGCCTGACTTGCACTTGGAGAAATATTTGGAATATAACCAATATCTGCTCCGGGTTTAGCAAGGTTAGCAAATCGAATTGCTTGATTGGCTAATTCGGTCAATCCACCAACTACTTCTCGAACGAAATTAATAAATCCTTTTAATATATCTGCGAGTCCGCCAATTGCTTTGCCAAATGTTTCAGCACCCTTTTGGCTTTGTGCTAATCCTGCACTTAATCCTTGATCGCCAGTCAATCCTGCAATAAACGCATTTAGGGTTGGTATGCCTGTTTCATTTAGAAATCCAATAAAACTCTCAACCGCTGGAAGCAATGCAACACCCAAGGATTCTTTGGCTTCATCAAATCCTACTTTTAAGCGATCAATTTTGCCTTGAAATGTTTCAGCGTTAGCAGCTGCTGCGCCACCATAAAGATCAGATAATCTTTCTTGAACCTGAGTAAAAGATAAGGTTGATAATTCTGCTTTAGATAAACCAAGTCCCAATCTGCCTAGAGCTGTGGTGTTACCATCCTGAGCCCTACCCAAAGCATTGGCAACAGTTTCAAGTTCTAATCCTCGACCTTTGGCAATGTCCAAAGATAGGTTTAACAGTTTTTGCGCTTCCTCAGTATCTTTTGTGGAAACTGCTAATCTTTGTAACGCTGGGCGCAGTTGGTCATCAGCCACGCCAGTTGCTAAAGATGTTTTAAGGATATAAGCCTCAGTTGCTGCAATTTGATCCTCAGTAGCCCCTGTGGCGGTGCGTAGGGCAGCAGCCAACCTTAACTGAGCAGCCTCATCCTCGATGGCAGCCTTGACCCCATCAACGGCTAATTTAGTGCCATAGGCAACGGCAGCAGCAGCAGCGACTGCAAACGCAGCAGCAGCCTTCTTACCAAACTCTGAGATCTTGCTTGAATTACTTTCGACCGCTTTGTCGGCTTCGCCTAGCTTCTTTTTTAAGTCATCAACATCGGCAAGAATTGATAACTTTAATGTGCGATTACCGGTTGCCATTAGACCCATTCCTTAATGATGCGATTAAAAGCCTGTTCCCATTTGTTAATCAATTCAGGCTGAATTCTGCGAAGGGTTGGATATATGAACCATCCTCGAGATCCACGACCTTGCCGTCCCGAATAACTAGGGAACTGTTTAAATTTATTTGAACCAAACTCAACGCCACCCCATAGTGTTTGCGTAGTAGCACCACCTGAAAACTTTTGTCTTGCGAAACCATACCGGAACTCACCGATTTTGCTCGACTTAGAGATGCTAACGCCATCTGCGACTCTCTGCGCAACTTCGCCAGCCTTTGTTCGAGTTCTAGCTGCCTGTTTAATTTCCTCTGACGCAAAATAAGCCAGAGCAGCAGATTGAGTTCTTGCTTCTTCTGTTGCTTGGTCATCCATAAGTTTGAAAGCCTTGTAAATATCACGCAGATCGTTTTTATTGTATGCAATGGTTTCTTTAGCCATTCCTTGCCTCCAATATCTCGATCGCTGTTAATATGTCATCCGCATCAACCCATTCACTCATTGGTATCTTTGTGGCAATTGCCAACTCAACCAATAATCTGTTTAGGCTTCCTGCTTTATGGCTTTTGGGTTTGCATCACCAACGATGACATCCGCTACTGTTTCCATCCAAATATCCATTGGTTTGATGGGCTTATCTCCTGCAAGTTCACGCTTATGTGCATGATAAGCAAGAAACATAAGATCCCAAATACCCAACTTTTCGGATGCCTGACCAATAGTGTTTCCTGTCTGCTTTTCCCATTTCGCCCACTCAGGTGGTTGGGCAATGTATGTTGCTTGCTCACCTGAGTTATATTCAATTGTAATTGGTAACTTCATTTGTTTGCTCCCGTTTTATTTTTTAACTAAAGGTTTCGGTTACTGCGCCTTTAGATACTGTGAATGTGAATGATACTGTCTGAGCATCAATACCTGAACCACCGGCAGTTGGAAACTCTGGCTTTACTGGAAACACGAATTGTGCTCCTGATGCAGCTGTAAGTGTCATGCTGATATCTGTATCTGGTGCAGTTTCAGCAGCAGTCCATAGAGCCTCACAAACTGAGTTTGCCTTGCCCCAATCTGCCAACATATCCAACTGGAATGTTCCTGAAATGTTTGTGGTCTTGTAAGCCTCGCCTTCCATTGTCTGATAAACCTGACGCTCATTGACCTTGGTTAGAACTGCGTTTGTCGCTTGTGCTTGAATATCTGTTCCACCTGAAAAAGATAAACCAACATCACGACCGGTAATTACGACTGTTGCCATGATTTCTCCTTATATTGTTTGCGTGTAGTAGGTAGATACTCGAACATCTGCGATT